ATGGAGATGAGCCTTGGTTCCAAGTCGGCGGATTTCGGAAGGTGGACTGGCGGAGGGAGGGGGAGCCGGGTGCTTCTGCGCGAGCCGGAGCGCTGTGCGGAGTGCAACAGGGTGTACGTAAGCCTCTATCCCTTGAGGAGGTGCGAGGAGCACGAAGGGCTCGACGAAGTCTGAGAGGGGAGCCGGAGGAGACAAGGGCCGGGGGTGGGAAGTGGCGATAGACTGGAACGCGGTCAGGACCGGATATGAGGCAGGCATGGCGGTGCGGGGCCTTGCAGGATCCCACGGATGCCATGAGAGCACGATAAGAAGGCGGGCCGGGAAGGAGGGATGGGAGAGGGGGCAAGGCCCTCAAACGCTCCGGGATGAGACGGTACAAGGAGAGATACTCGTCGACCACAGGGACCTCTGGAAAGGCGTGAAGAAGAGGCTTGTAAGGGGCTTAAGCAACAACGACGCGAAGCTCGGGCTGGAAGAGCTTAAAGTGGCCAAGATTGCAGGAGAGGTGCTCTCGAGCGTGATAAGGGGCGAGCGCATGGCCTGGGGGCTTGAAGAAGGGCCGGAGGCGACGGATGACGCTACAGAGACTGCCGCGGAGATGGCACGGGTTACGGTTCAACAGGGAGCAGGCGAGGCTCCTTTCGGAGAATAAGAGGTTCGCGGTAGTGCCGGCGGGCAGGAGGAGCGGAAAGACGGAGATAGCCAAGCGCAGACTCGTCATGTCGCTCCCGATAAAAAGAAACTGGAGCGACCCGAGGTACTTCGCGGCCGCGCCTACGAGGGACCAGGCCAAACGCATATTCTGGAGGGACTTGAAGGCGCTCTCTCCACCGGGGTGGATCAGGAAGGTATACGAGACCGACCTCTGCCTTGTGACCGTCTTCGGGAGCGAGCTATGGGTTGTAGGGCTCGACAAGCCGCAGAGGATAGAGGGGACTCCCTGGGACGGCGGCGTACTCGACGAGTACGCGAACATGAGACCTGAGGCCTGGGCGGAAAACATCAGGCCCGCTCTCTCGGACAGGGGCGGCTGGTGCTGGTTCATAGGCGTCCCCGAAGGGCTCGGCCATTATAAGGAGCTCTATGACTACGCCAGGTTCAGCGCGGACGAGGACTGGGGGGCCTACACCTGGCGCTCATCCGAGATACTCCCGTCCGAGGAGGTAGAGGCGGCCAGAAGGGTGCTCGACCCCAGGACCTTCAGACAGGAGTACGAGGCGAGCTTCGAGGGGGCCACAGGCAGGGTCTACTACGCATACAGCGCCGAGGTCCACGAGGACGCGTCCGTCGCGATAGTACCGGGACTGCCCGTATCGATATGCTGTGACTTCAACGTAGACCCGTGCGTATGGGAGATAGCTCAGACAGACGGGAAAAGGGTGTGGGTCGCCGACGAGATAGTCTTGAAGGACACCAATACCGCGGAGATGGGGCGAGAGGCGCTAAAGAGGTACGGCCGCCACAAAGAAGGGGTAGTCATATACGGAGACGCGGCAGGCTCGGCGCGCTCGACCGCTGGGAAAAGCGATTACGCGATCCTCTTCGAGCTGGGGTTTAAGGAGCAGAGGTTAAAGCGCTCGAACCCGGCTGTAAGGGACAGGGTAAACGCCGTGAACGCGCTTTTAGGGAGCGCCGGGGGTGAAACGAGGCTCAGCCATCACCCGAGGTGCGCCGCCTTAAGGAAAGACCTTGAGACGATAGAATGGGCCGGTTCAAACGGGATGGATAAAACGAAAAAAGAACTTACCCACGCCTCCGACGCGCTTGGGTACTTCGTCGAGTATGAGTTCCCGCTGAGGATATTGAGGCGCGACCCGGCCTCGAGGTTTTACAAATAACAGGAGAAGAGATGACGAGAGAGGAGTTAGAGAAGAAGCACCCCAGCTATGAGGCGCTCGTCGACGAGTGGAGGTTCCACGTACGCTCGTACTTCGGGGGGAGGACGTACAGGGACGGCAACTATCTTTTGAAGCACCCCTTCGAGAGCGAGGCCAATTACGCGCGGAGGAAGGAAACGAGCTACTTCTACAACTATTGCGGCCCGATAGTGGACACATTCGTCTCTCACCTCTTCAGGAATGACGCGAGGCGTGAGTTCGGGTCTCTGGGCGCAAACCCGCTCTTCCGCGCGTTTTTGAAGGACGCTGACCTCGAAGGCAACACGTTCAGGCACTTCATGAGGGAGGCCCAGCGGTTCGCGTCCGTCTACGGCAGGGTGTCGATTGTCGTTGACAAGCCGAGGGGCAAGGCGACGACGAGGGCGGAGGCGGAGGCCTTCGGCGTAAGGCCGTATATCTCGCTCGTCACACCGGAGAACCTCCTCGACTGGTCGTATGGCAGGGACCCGTCGACGGGCAGGATGGCGCTTGAAACGATAAAGATAATGGAGGCCCCTGGCGCGTGCAGGATATGGACCAGGCAGGGTTGGGAGCTCTGGCAGGAGGGGAGCGACGGCGAGGCCGTCCTTGCGGACGCCGGCGAACACGGGCTGGGTGAAGTGCCGGTCGTGAACCTCTACAACAAACAGTCCGGGATAAGGATGATCGGCATATCGGACCTGAACGACATAGCCGACATCAACAGGAACATCTACTACCTCTGCTCCGACGCGAGAGAAATAATCGAGAACACGGCCTTTCCAATGCTCGCGATACCGTATTCGAGAGGGGCCGACCGCGGGGACAAGGAGGTCGGGCCGCACAATATACTGCAGTTCGATCCGGAGCTCCCGAACGGAAGGCCGTACTGGCTCGAGGCCCCGCACTCGTCCTTGACCGAGATAAGGGAGTGGGTGAGGAACGATATAGCCGAGATATACAGGACCGCGAGGATGGGAGGGGCGAGGGCTACGGAGGAATCCGCGCAGGCGCGCTCCGGCGCGGCGCTCGAAGTCGAACAGAGACAGCTCCACTCGGCCCTGAGCGAGAAGGCCGACAACCTCGAACAGGCCGAGACGAGGGTCATCGAGCTCTGGGCGAAGTGGGAGGGGAGGGCCTTTGACGGGACGATAGACTACCCGGACGACTTCTCGGTGCGCGATCTCGAAAACGACCTCGGCAGGGCGATAAGCGCGCAGACCGCGCGCGTGGACTCTGAGACGTTCAGGAAGGAGCTACAAAAGAAGATAGCGTTCGCGGTGCTCCCGAAGCTTGACGAGGGGGTGAAGTCCCTCATAAGCGAAGAGATAGCGAAGGCATGAGCGGGGAAGTCCGCTCAATAGACGGCAAGACCGCGGAATGGATAACGCGGCGAGTATTGTTTGAGGCGAGGAATTCGGTCATCGCGGCCATCGGGGCCGGCGAATGGATGAGGCTGACGAAAACCGAGAAGGCCGATATCTGCCGCGAGGTGACAAGGGGTCTTAATGATACGGAGATGATTAAGGCGCTTCTATCAGACGAGACGGATTGCCGTCATCTTTAAGGGCCCTAACCCCTGGGCGAAAAGCGGCAGGGAAACGCGGGGGAGGAGGGATTCAAAATGCAGGTTGACGAACTTAAAACGGTTTCAACGGACGGCTCGAGCGCGGGAGACGATGGCAGGGTGAGCTTTCAGCCGGAGCAACAGGCGAAGGTCCAGGAACTCATAGACGAGGCGTACAGGAAGGCGTACGCGAAGGCCTCGAAGCGTTCCTCAACGGAGGAGTTCGAGAGGCTCAAAACTGAGGTGGAGAGGCTCCGGGAGGAGAGGAAGGCGGCCGTGCTCCTGCGGTCGATCTCCAGGCACGGGGTCGTTGACGCCGAGGAGGTCGCCGAGCTCCTCAAGAGGCGTATAAGGCTCGGCGAAGGCAATGAGGCGTCGGTGACCAACGATTCGGGCGCGGCCATGGTGAACAGCATGGGAGGGCCGCTGTCGGTAGACGAGTTCGTCTCAGCCTGGCTCTCCGAGAGGCCACACCACCTGAGGCCCGCCGCTGGCGCCGGGGCTGGCTCCCTGGGCGCGAGGTTCTCATACGGCGAGCGCAGGCACAACCTCTCGGACCCGCTCTCATGGAGGAACATGCCGAGGGAAGAGCTCGACAGGCTCTTGAAAGACGGGGTGAACGTGCAGGGCTCTGCGGGCCAGAGCTACGGGTTCAGGGACGTAAAGAACCCGTTCCTCGAGGCGCGCAGACGCAAGTTCCAATCAGCGGTTTAAAACTTAGGAGGATCAGATGGCAAATGAAGTGACATCGGCTACGGCTTCCGCAGGGGAGCTAATAGCCGCGGAAATAGTATCAAGGCTCGTAATAGACGCCGCGTACGCGGAGGCGGTGATGCCGCCGCTCGTAAGGGTCGCGGACATAAGCGCTGACGGGAGCCTCTCGGTTGAGTTCCCGAAGTGGCCGCTCCTGTCCGCTTCCGACCTGACGGAAGCGACGGACATGTCGAATACCGCCGTCAACACGGCCTCAACCGTAGTCGTAGCGGACGAGGCCGGGATCATGATTACGGTAACGGACATGCTCATGAACGGAGCGGGGCTCGGCGGCCTTGAGCCCTTCGCGACCGAGCTTGGAAAGGCGCTCGCGAACAAGATAGACTCGGACCTCCTGTTGAGCGCGGCAACCCTTACGGGCTCGGTAGGCACGTCGGGCGCGGACATGACAGAGGCGAACTTCCTCTCGGCCATATATTCGCTCGAGCTGGGGAACGCCAAGGGGCCGTTCGTCGCCGTGCTCCATCCGTACCAGGTGAGCAATTTAAGGTCGTCCATAGCCGCGACGACCGGCGCGGTATGGGGCGGGCCCACGGCTCCGGCAAGGGACATAGGCTCGATGGGCACGCTCTACGGGGTGGACATCGTCCAGTCGACGAACTGTGCGTCCGTCAACGCCAACGCGGATAGACTCGGCGTCATGATGCCGCTTGGCAATCAGTCGGGGCTCGCGTACGTGTTGAAAACAGGCGCAAAGACCGAGTTCCAGAGGGACGCCTCACTCAGGGCGACCGAGATAATCGTAACCGCCGTATACGGCCACGGGTGCGTAAACACCGCGGCGAACGGCGGGGTAAAGATAATAACCAAACACGAGTAAGGCGGTAAAGGAGGGGCGTAAAAGCCCCTCCTGCCTTAAACCATAATTACAAACAAGGTAAGTCCGCGGCTATGCCGTGGCACGAGACTAATAAAGATGGCTATAAGCATAGGTTCGTATATTAAACGCGGGTACATCCCGCTTGCCGTCAACAGGTACGCCGGCATCGCCTGGCAGGGCGAGCCGCTCCAGGATTTTTGGATGTGGAACAGGCAGTTCATCGAGGAGGCGGGCGGCGGAAAGGTCTTGCAGACCGTCAGGGTCAATAACATCAAAGAGGCGGCTAAAAGGTATTATTGCGACGGGTGGGCGCCGATTAAGAAAATTGACAAGGCGTTTTTAAGGCGGATGGAGGCTGTGCTTAGAAGGTGTTCGAATTTAAGGGATAAACTCCCTCAAGGGGAGTTCCTTAAAGACCCAGAGGACCTGCCTGAGGAGTATTTGAGCACAGCATTGAAAACGATGATGAGAGGCGAGCGATGAGGGAGAGAAGGGCCGTAGAAAAGCTGGTGGAGAGGATATACAAGGACCGGCTCAAGAGGACTGGGAGGCTCCCATCGGACAAGGAGACGAGGGAGATAGAGGCAAAGGCTAAGAAGACCGCGATGGACGCGGAGAACAGGCATAACCGTAAATAGGGTTACACGCGAGGAAAGGGTTTCTAATGTTGCTTGAACCGATAGCCGGGGACGGGGCGGGTTCTTCCACCTTCACAGGGCTGACCGATACGCCCGACCCATACGCCGGGCAGAAGGGCAGGGAGTTTAAAATATGACAATGCAGTCCATAATCGGCGGGTTGACTATACCGCACCACGTTGAGGCTGTAATTGGGGCTCCGAATGACCTTACAGGGTATCTCATAGATGCTGCTGCTGAGAAGGTGGCATTTATATTTAAAATCCCCAAAAGCGGCACGATAACCGAGATAGGGTTTCGAACCGGCGCAGTAACGATTGCGGACACGCTTAAAATCGGGCTATACACGGTAGACACCTCGAACAACCCAACCACGACGGCATACGGGGGTATGGTGGCCGGGACGCAAGCGACACCCGCCGCAAATACCTGGTACAACGTGGCTCTTGGTACAAACTGCACTGCAACGGCAGATGATGCCGCCGCTGTGGTTATCGAGTTTAATTCCTATGTGGCAGGCAACCTCCGAATAGCCGCATTGGATGGCAGTAGTGGAAGTAGTGGGAACATATGCGGGTTCCCTGAATCGAAACAATACACGGCATCCTGGGCAAATATCGCGGCAAGGCCTGTATTCTCAATAAAATACAGCGACGGTTCGTATGGCTTTATCTACGGCTGTTACCCGGTGAGTGCGGTAACGGAGACTGCTTTCAACTCATCCTCAACGCCGGATGAGAGGGGGCTTAAATTTTCCATCCCGTTTCCGGCGAGGCTTTCCGGTTTCTGGCTGAATTATCGCGTTACCGGGGTTACGGGGTCGGCGGATGTGGTCTTGTACGACAGTGACGGGACCACGGTATTGCAGACTCACACCATAGATTTTCAAAAAGTAAACGCCGGGCCACGGATGTTTTATTTTCAGTTCGCAACGGCGCAAGCCTTGAGCAAGGACACATTCTATCGTCTTGTCGTAAAGCCGACGACTACCACGTCGAACTCATTCTACGATTTCACCGTCAATGCGGTTGCTATCATGGACTGTTTCGAGGGGGGGCAGAACTTTCATCTGACGACCCGGACAGACGCCTGGGCCTGGACAGATACCACGACAAAGCGTCCGTGGATGGGGCTGGTCCTTGACCAGTTCGACGACGGTGTAGGCGGCGGCGGGGGCGGCCTCTTACTTCATAATGGAATGACAGGGGGGATCAATGGCTAAGCTATCAAGAAAAAAAGGCACGACCTCTCAGATATTCCACGTCGTCATAAAGGATTCGACCTCCACGACAGGCGCGGGGAAAACGGGCCTCGCCTACAATACAGCCTCCCTTGTCTGTCGATACATTAACGCCGGGGGTACTCTGTCGGCCTCGATTACCCTTGAGGACATAACCACGCTCGGGACGTATGCGGCCCCGACCTCCAACGCCCATATGAGGTTTAAAGAGGTCTCCAACGCGGACCCGTCAAAAGGCTTGTATGAGATTCACGTGCACAACGACTGGATGAACCTGACAGGCGGGAGCCTCATCATAATGCTCGCCGGGGCCACGGGCATGGCTGATTGTCAGCTTGAGGTAGACTTGCAGGCCGACGTCAACGTGACGCATATCTCCGGCACAGCGCAGACCGCGAGGGACATCGGGGCGAGCGTACTGCTCTCGTCTGGCACGGGCGCGGGGCAAATCAGCCTGACCAGCGGACTGGTCACATTGGCTGGGGTAACGCACACAGGGGCGGTTATACCGACGGTTACAACCCTTACGGGGCATACACCGCAGACGGGAGACGCTTACGCGCGGCTTGGTGCGCCTGCCGGGGCCTCGATCTCCGTGGACATCGCCGGGGTGCAGTCAGATACGGATGACATCCAGTCAAGAATCCCTGCCGCGCTTGACGGTAGCGGCTACATCCAGGCTAACGCCGTCACCGTAACCGACAAGGCCGGGTACGCGCTCTCCTCTGCCGGGGTGCAGGCGATATGGGATTTTGTGGTGGAAGGGACGCTCAAGGCTAAGTCGCTCCTCCGTGTGCTCCTCTCATTCGCGGCGGGTAAGGCCTCTGGCGGGGGGACTACTACCAAGAGGTTCAGGGATAATGCGGATTTGAAGGACAGGATAGTGGCGACGACAGACACTAACAATAACCGCACAAGCATTACTATCGACGGAGAGTAAGATGGGGTACATACCTGATGGATACTTCCCGGACGCGGACGCGCCTACATGGTATAAAGCGGCGACCCTCTCCGAGATCGAGGGGTCGGCGGTGCTGGCGAAGGAGGCGACGGTGGGATTTTTAGAGAAGTGGGTCTTGAACAGGCTCTCTATCACGGTCAACAACGATGGCACCGAGACCGTCAGGCTTTTTGACAGCGACAGCGCTACGGTACTGAATACCTGGACATGGGACCCGGCCTCGAAGACGAGGGAAAAGGCGGTATGACAGGGGTCTGGAATTGGGGGTACAACGAAGGAGGCAAGTCCGCGGCGTTCTGGGGCTGGCTCTCTGAACTGGGAAAGCCTGTTCATTCATGGGCAAAGGCCGTAAGCGTTTGCAGGGCGTCAAGGATTGCGGATAACAGTATCGTATACAGGGGCGCTCAAAAAGGCATGGTTTGCCGGGTCAACACGGGGAGCGGGAGAAGAGGCGGGTTCGAAGAGCCGAAGCGGCGATCGAAGTGGTCTCAGCTCGCTCGGGCGTCAAAGGCCGGGCCCAGGACCGGGGAGGGTAGAAGCGTCCATGACGATGCAGGTCAAGGCGTAATAGCAGGCGCACTCCAGACGGCGCAGATGGTAGAGACCGGTACGGATACGGCAAAAGTCCTGATACGGAAGAACGGAGGCGTATGAAGCAACAGTTCATAGTCAACACCTTGGATACGTTCAAGACATGGATATACGAGAACAACAGGCGGGCAGTGCCTTCGTCCGCCCGGATCACGGTATACAGGCCGGGCGGAGACTTGAGGCTCGCAGACGACGAGGCGATGTCTATTGCCTCGGACGGGCTCCTTTCTTATAGCTTAAGCGCATCCCAGAACTCGGAGCCTGCCGAGAACTACAGGGCCGCCATAACATATGTACTTAACGGCGCGACCTCGTACGCTACGCTCTTCTACGACGTCGTGAAGACGAGGCTCGTGAAGGTCGTAACCGACGACGACCTCGCCGCCGAACTCCCGCAGTTGAAGGACCGCGGGTGGAGGGTGAGGGGGACGGCGGACTCCGGGACCGCAACGACGATCGTTGACGCTGAGCTTAAGAGGTACGAGGACGATTACTTTACCGGCGGGACTGCGTACTCCTTCGACAAGGATGAGACCCGGGAGGTGACGGCCTTCGCGCGGTCAACTGGGACGGTCACGGCTGAGGCGTTCTCATCAGCCATAGCAACAGGGGAGAAGTACCTCCTTACGCGTTCGTTCTCAAGGGAGATACAAAGGGCGTTTGAGAAGGCTGAAGAGAGGATAACGAGGCTCGGCAGGAGGCCGCACCTGATACTCGACCCGTATGACCTCCGTGAGGTACACATATACCAGTCGGTAGCCGAAGCCTGCAAGGGGCTCATAAATGAGAGCGAGTCCCTCTGGCAGGAGATGTGGAAGGAGTACGAGAAGAAGGCGGAGGACTCGTTCAGGAACATCAACTTCAAGTACGACTCCTCCGGTGACGGCCACATAGGCGCGAATGAGACCGACTCGGCGATGAGCGTCATAAGGACGGCGCGGGTATGAGCTTCGAAAACATCAGGGCAATAACGGAGAACATTAGGGCAACGCTCGAGTCCCTGGGGCTCAAATTTACCGTGGGAGCCGTTGACAAGGACAAGGCGACGGCGGCAAGCATGCTCCCGGCAGGGAGTATCTCCTACGAAGGAGAGACCTTCGAGCCTACGCATGGGGAGAGGCCTGGTTATTCGGACGCAGAGTTCGGGATAACGGTGGAGATACGGGCTGGAGACCCGGCAGAGGCTGTCAGAGAGGAGCAGAGGTGGGCTCACGCCGTAAGGGGTGCGCTCTCAGTCGATGCCTTGAACGCCGGAGGGCTCGCGGCGGGAAGGTCCGTCAGCAGGGTGAGGATTCCGAAGGCGAGTGTCGTGAACAACAAAGAGAGCGTTTCGCTCGTTGTTAAGGCCCTTGTGAGATACAGGGTGGATTAGAGGAGGGGATAAAAGATGGCCAACAACAAGATATACGTAGCAATAGGGGAAGAGGCGATAAGGGGGACGAAGGAAGCGGCGACAATCGGATTTGTCCCTGTTTTAAGCCCGTCAATCCCGAAGCTCGAGTTCGACGAGAAGAAGCGGACCGAGTTCAGGGGAGAGGATTCGGTAAAGGGCGCGTCGTCTTATGAGCGCATGGGGCAGAAGTGGAGCGCGTCCATTGAGATGCCCTTTTACACGGAATCAGGCTCGGCAAAGGGGATGACAGGAAAGATATTAAGGCACTTCTTCGGGAAGATTACCTCCGGGCAGAACGGGGCGACGGGGCAGTACTATCACATGGCGTACCCGGAGGCGGACCCGTTTTCGGACGCGAACCTCGGGACAAAGGCCCTTACCGTCAACTTCAACATAAACGAGGGAGCATCGACGAGGAACTGGCCGTTCGTCGGAGGCAGGGTCAAGGGGCTTTCGTTTGTTCAGGAGGCGGGCAGTCCCCTTAAGCTTACCTCCGAGCTGTTCGGGCAGAAGAGGGAGGCCCCTTCCGCCGAGGTCGGCAACCCTGTATTCGCGGGAGAAAATTTGAGGTGCGACTACAATAACCTCACCGTCTATACCGGGGCGATAACGAGGACAGGCCCCGCGCCTGACTTTACCGGATTTTCGTTCGGCTCCGCGACTATCATAAAGCCGGACAAGATAACGGTTAAGATCGAAAACGGGATGAAGGATGTTTTAAGGATCGCCGGCGTGGATTACCCTGACAAGACCCGGATGGGGCAGTTCAAGGTGACAGCGGAGCTCACGATAGACTGGGAGGACCCGGCATCTGGTTTTTCATCCGTTTCCGAGTTCAACGACTGGGCCGCGGGAGACAACTCAACGAACCTCTTTCTTAAGTGGGACACGGGCACTCAGGCCGGGACCGGGGATAACCACGGGTTGTTTATCGACCTCCCGGTTTTAAAGAGGCTCGGAGGCGCGCCGGAGTACGGGACTGACAAGGACCCGATGATAACGCTTAAGTACGAGGGGCTCTTGAGCGGGGAGGCCGGATACATAGCCGGGGTCATGTTCAAAAACACAGTGGGGGCTATATAGAGGGTAAAAAAACTTTTTTCCCCCCTTGCCTCAGTCCCCTCACATCGAGGGAGGGGAAGTAAAAGCAAAAAGGAGATACGGATGGCGATAATCTCATTCGATAAAGAGGCTCTGATAGATTATGTCCCGGCCTACGCCGGGAACAGGGAGAGCGCGGACCCGTGTGTAGTAAGGCTCAAGTTCTGCCCGTACTCGCGGGTGCAACATTACTCCCGCCTCATTGCCACGAGGGCCAAAGGCGCGGGCGATAACCTTAAGATCGCCGAGGTCGGCCAGGAGGTGCAAAAGAGGCAGTTCGTCGAGAATGTGGAGAGTGTCTCGAACTACTTCGTCGACGGCGCCGAGGCGCGCGACCCCGAGAGGTTATACGATACGGCGGACACCGACCTGATACTTGAAATAATAAAGGCGATGGAGTCAAGCTCCAAGCTCTCGGAGGGACAGATAAAAAACTGACAGCGGGCTTCCGCCTGAGTTTGCTGGCAACAAGGGACGGAAGCCCTTTCGATTGCGGGAGATGCGGCCCCAAGGACCGGGTCCAGAGAAATTGCGCTAATTCGCTCGGTCTGTCGGATGCGGCAAAGGCGGTCTTTAGATACACGGAAGGGGTCGCCGAGGAGCTCAAGGCAAAGGGGGCTCCGAAGGTCTTCAGCCTCCGGGGTTTGAGGCTATACGAGTGCCCCTTGAGCTTTATTACCTGGGAGACGCGGGAGATAGTAAGGGCGGTCTACCTGATGGAAGGCGGAAGGATGTTTTTCAGCGGCGGGTGGGGGGACCAGAGCGCGTGGCTCGTTGAGGCGTTCGAGATATTCAGGGCAGAAAATGCGGCGTTCAGGAAGGATATAGCGGATGGCGAAAAGGCAGGATAGTGTTGATAAGGATAGCGGATTGGACACGTCCACTGAGGCTATGCTCGGGTACGAGGCCGCGCTTGCGTCGGTGGAGGAGCGGTACTGGAGCCTGAGCGCATCGGCAAGCGAGTTCATGTCAGCCGTGAGCGAGTCAGGCGCGGCGCTGGAATTGTTCAAGGCCGAAGAGGGGTCGATATTCGGCTTTCTTGAGATAGGGGAGCGGTTCAAGGAGGAAGAGGAGTATTTCAAGGCAAGGATAGATCTCGAAAAAGAGAGTTTCACGGCACTTGACGGATACAGGAAACTACATGAGGCGGGTGTCAAATCCATGCAGTCAGTGGAGACTAAGGCGTATCAGGCGCTTGGCGACGAACTATTGAAGCTCGTTGAAATTCACAAGTTCTCGATAGGCGAATTCGCAAAGGCCATGGCAGAGCAGGTAAAGATAGAGCTTACGGGGCTTGCCGCGAAGGCCGCCATATGGGCGATCTACGAGACCGCGATGGGGCTTAAGGACCTGGCCGTGGGCTCGCCGGGAACGGCCGGGATGCACTTTGCGGCGGCTGAGGAGTTCGGGGTGATAGCCGGGGCTTCGCTTGCGGCCGCGGCAGGCGTGCAGGCGCTTGTGCCGGGGGACAGCGATGAGTCGTCATCGTCATCTTCATCGTCAGGGACCTCTTCTGCCCAGTCGTCTTCATCAGTTCAGGCATACGATTCGGGTTCAACAGGCGCGACACAGCAGGTGACCGTCAATATCTACAACCCCCTTTCAGAGCAAAACTGGCAGAAGATAGTGGAGGAGAGCATAGTGCCTGCGCTTAACAACGCGGCGGAGAAGAATATAACCATTTCAGTCAATAAATAAACTATTTATTGAATATATGTGCGTTTTATGATACATTCAGGGTGGCTATGTATAAAATGATTTTGAAAGCTGAGATGAAAAGTTTTTTTGATTTGTTTTCATCTCAGCGGATTTGAATAATTCATAGCAGAGGAGCCTTCAGATGAAAAGTTTTTTATTAAGCGCGGCTTTTTTGTTCATTCTCTGCTCATGCACATATATACCTACGCATAACTTCATGATAGGTGAGCGGTATGCGGCTATCGTGCCTGAGAAGGTCCTTTTCTTCAAGGAACCTGCAAATAATACAAAACCTTTTAGTATGGAGAAACCTGAAGAGTTTGTAATCGAAGAAGTGGAGTGCCCCATAAGGACGGAGAAAGGGGATTGTCCGTTCGATTTCAATATACGGGTGGGCATGCCGAATAACGCTTGCGATGTTTTCTACAGGGTCAGGCTTGAAGAGGGAGAGACGGCTTATTTAAGTGCTCTTTATATTTTCAACCAAAAAATATCAGGGTATCTGCTCCCGCTCGGACCAAAGAGGGAGCAGAGCATGGGAGAGGATACTTTCGAGGTAAGGGCGGGTTTTGATGAGATGTGGGATACTGTAATAAGGGCGGTTCACGACCTCGGATATACGATAGCCCAGATGAGAAAAGAGGATGGATATTTATCGACTCATACCCGGGACGAAGGTGAATTCAGGAGCCGCCTGGCTATCTGGCTTTCCATGAACGGAGATTACGCGAGGGTAGAGGTCAATGCCACATCGGAACAGCGATATCGGACGAAGGACAAGATTACCGGAGAGGTGTATGTTGCCTGGTACGGAGGAGGCAAGTCAAGGTACTATCAATATCAATTTCTGGATAGAATTCGTCAGAGTTTGTGGGAGTCTTATAAAAAGGCGAAGAAATGAAAATATCTCGGGGTGAATGATGGCTGTATGGGCGAAGGTAAAAATATATTACGACACGTTGCTTGGGCAGAGCGGGGCGGCGCTTACGGCCTCTACGGAGGCCTCGGAGGATTCACGCGTGGATAATATCTCCGGCATGATGGAGACGACGATGTGGAAGGCGGCGGACCTTACGGACCCGCACTTTATAACGCTCGATACCGGCCTCGGGTCTGTCCGGTCGTCCGCTGACTACCTTGCCGTCTACGGGCACAACCTCGGGACCGCGAGCGCGGAGGTCACGCTCCAGCACTCGGAAGACGGGGTGAATTACACGGACTCGTTCCAGGCTACGTGCGTGAGGTCGGACAAGGCCTTTCTTAAGGAGTTCACGAACCCAGGGGCCAGGAGGTACTGGAGGCTCAAGATCACCGGGCACAGGGTCGAGCCATGCATTTCGATATGCGCGTGGGGGGTGGCTACCGAACTCGATTACGCGAGCTCAAGCTACGACCCGAACGAGGAAGAGGCTGTCGCCGAGGTGAATTTGAGCTACGGTGGGCACGTCGCCGGGATACACACGAGGTATACGGAAAAGTCGATGTCGCTTAAGTTCGAGGACGTGGACGTGAGGCCAAGCGGGTACTTCGCGGACGGCTCGTACAGGGCCGACGGTGCGATTACGGCAAAGGGGTCTGATACGGTGACCCTGTACGAGAAGGTAAGGCGCTGGTGGGATATATCCGGCATGAGGAACTTCTTCGTCGGGTGGGAGACCTCCGGAAAGCCTGCCGAGGTATTTCTGATGAGGCCCGAGGGGAAGTTCAAAAACCCCTTAAAGGGCGGCGGGTGCTACAGGGACATCTCAATTAAACTCAAGGGGCGGAAGGAGTAGCACATGGCGGACCAGAGGATACAGTACACGGAAGAACTCGTAGGCTCGAACCACGCGACCAAAATCGACACCATAAACAGGCTCTCGCTCGTTGAGCACAATAACGACGGGACTCACAAGTCAGCGAACATCTATACCGACCTCATCACAAAGCGCCCCGTCGTAGACGTCCGGGCCTTCGGCGCAACAGGCGACGGAGCGACCGACGACACGACGGCCATACAGGACGCCATAAACTACGCGGCCACGAACGGCCTCAATGTCTACGCGCCAGAGGGCCATTACAAGTTCACGAGGCTATACCTTTACTACGACGCCACTCTCAATCCCGGATGGCCGCAGACGGCGGGTTACGAGGGCAAAATCAAATTTTTCGGCGATGGCGCGGTCGGAGGCTACAACTTCCTGTATTCCGTTTTTAATCGGACGGTCCTTGAATCTACCGACGCTACGGGGCCCGCGATAAAGTTGGACGGCACCGGAGTAAGCTCAAGGATGTCCAACTTTGTCATCGAGGATATGTCAATAATCGCGACCAACACGACTCAGGTACTGGATGTAGACATCGCCAATTACGGGTTTACGCTGAACAGGCTCCTTGTCGGGCAAAAAGGCTCGGGTGGCGGGATCCTTTATGAAGGGGGTTATGTTTGTACCTGGTCGGATGTATTGATTTACGGCGCGGGCAAGACCGTATCAGACACAGGGCTCATCGTCCGCACGCTCACTACGCAAAACGGGGGCGGCAACCTCACCTTCATAAATGTAAATACGGTCTCCTTCGACAAGGGATGGGAGCTGGGGCATAACACGTATGGCTCAGGCGCGATAATCACGACTATCAATTGCATAGGCTGTCAGGCTTCGACCCATAAGACTCACGGGGTCCTTGTGGGGAGCGGCGCGAAGAATGTCAACTGGTGGGGGTCTTATATCGAGGCCTGCCAGGACGGGGCTAACGGCGGTATAGGCATGATTATCCATAACCGGGCGCAGTTGACGAGCGTAAAGGGGGCATGGTTCTCGAACAACGACATAGCCCTTTCACTCGGCAAGAACGATGCCGACACGAGCATAGCTGGAATAGACAGGGCCACGATAGAGGACAACATCTTCGGAAACATCCTCGTGACGGGCATACAGGTTTGGGGAAGCCTGTATTCGTACGGCAAGGAGATTTTAAGGAATAAATTTTATAAATCCGCCTCTGCCCCGGGCACGACCATAGGGATTGATATTCAGGACGCCGTCCAGAGGGGCCTGCGTGTCGAGGGAAACGAGATGGACACCACTCTCACCACTACCATATCGAACCCGGCGAGGATAGACCTTTTCACCAAGTTTGATACGACTTATGGTTTGTCCTCGCAGAAGAGGGGGAACTTCGTATCCTTCACCTCCCTTGACGCGACGCCGAGTGTGGCCAGTGGAAGCCTCTTTAAAACCGCAAACGCCGGGGCGACGACTATTACCATGCTCGACGACGGCGTGACGGGGCAGGAGGTCTTAATCCTCTTCAACGACGCGAACACCACCGTTGACTTTACTGGGACGAACCTCAAGGGCAACGGCGGGACCGACTTTACGGCGTCCTCGGGAGATACCATGAGCGCGGTATTCGACGGGACTAACTGGTATTGCGCGGTATCCAACAACACATAGGGCGGGCCATGGGACTGACGGAGAGATACCTTAAGGAGCTAAAGGAGAATGTGAACGTGCCGAACGTCGTCCTTGAGCTCAATCTGGACTCAGGCGTAAGGAAGTTCGGTTTCCACACGGGCGGGTTTTTCGATATCGTCCCGTGCCTCAAGACCGTATCCTCGTTCCAGTCCAAGCTCGACACCAGGAAGGGCTACACGACGAGGGGGGAGATAACAGCGGTAATCACGGGCAGGGAGAACTTCCGGGAGTTTATTAAGGGAGAGTACGTCAAAAACCGCAGGGTGACGAGGAAGGACGGTTTTGTCTCGGAGGGATTTTGCTACGCGGATTATGCGGCGACGTATACGGGGATCGTCTCGGACTGGTCGAGGAAGGGCGACGAGCTTACCATTACAATATCCGACGACCTTATCGACGCTACGATTAAAATACCGGAGGAGACCGAGGAGAACACCCAGTACATAAGCTATCTCGGAGCGAACCCGGCTGACATCATGACGGACATCCTCGTAAACAGGCTCGGGGTGGCTCCGGAGTGCGTCGATACCGGAAAGTTCGCCACTGAGCGCGACCTGTGGCTTAACGGCTGGAAGTTCTCCCGCGTCATTACCGAGCCGGAGGCGGCTAACGAATATCTTAACGAGCTACAGGCCGAGACGAACTCGTTCATAATACACGACGGCGAGAGGATATCTCTCAAGGTCTACGCGCCGCCGCTCCCGGGCGAAACGGTCGAGGAGTGGACAGATAAGGAGATACTGGAGAAGAGCTTCTCGCAGAAGAGCGGGTACAGGGACAACTTTTACAACAGGGTCGTCGTCTACTACGACTACGACGAGTCGGGGAGCGACGGGACGGAAAATTTTGAGTCCGCCGTTATTGCCCTGGACGCGGCATCAGAGGACGAGTCCCAGTGGGACGAGGCCTCGACAAAGACCGTGAAGGCGAGATGGATAAGGTCTTATACGTTTTCCCAGGCCTCGACCATAACCGGGGTGGTAGTCTTTCACGCCTCGAAGTCGAACGGGGAGGGGAGCGGCGCCCTCGTCTACATTAAGGCCGATAACACGCTCCAATGGACCCCGCAGGGAGGTACGGCTGGCAGTGCCGTAGAGGTCGCGCAGAGCGGGAGGTACGACATAAGCGACGCGGACGGGTCTAAGTATTTAAGGGTCATAGTGGACGCGGGGGCGCTCCCTGCCGCAGACGCTACGGACTATATAACGGTCGAGCCATTGAACGGCCCGGTCCTCGCTTCGTCTGTGGCGAACAAGCTCCTGAACTTCTACCGCGACCCGTCGTCGACGGTCTCCTTCGAGGTGGACATCAACAACGGGACGACGAGCGGGCGTTTTTTAAGGCCGACGGACCTGTTGGACATAACAACCGACGAGGCCTCGGACAAGGGGGTCTCGAGTTGGCAGAGGGAGCGGGTGATGATAACGTCCGTAAGGCCCGATATCACGGCCGGGAAGACGGCTATCGAGGCGATGAGGGCGAAGATGATGCGGAACTATGGGTTCGTGGCGCCTCCGGATACCCCGGATTACGGCGCGGCCTCGAAGGAGACGCGCGCCTACGGTTTCGCGGCAAGGTCACACATCTGGTAGGAGGGGGAGATGGCTTATCCGAGCAAGACATTTACGGTAATAACAGATTCGGCGGTGGACGCGGACAGCCCCATAGACGTCTCCCTTATGACGTCGCTCCGGGACAACGACGTCCATCTGAGGGAGTGGCTCGGGGGAGACTACGCGGCGGAGTCGAACCACAGCCACGACGGCGTGAACAGCAGGTCCATCTCCGGCGGCCAGATACTCCTCATGGACAGGGACGCCATGACGATCTCGCTGTCGTTCGTGACAATAGACACGGTCATGCTCTACATACCGGCGGACTTGACCGCGCTCGCGTACTGCGCGAGGACAAAGGTGGAGTTCACGGGCCGCGCCGACATGAGGCTTAAGACAGGCGCGACGGACGGGACCACCGTGCAGGGGACGCCGGATGAGACGGTATACGCCTGGCACGGCCCCGGCACCATAGACGTTTCCGCCTTGAGCGGATGGCAGACGTTCGAGGTGCAGCTCTCGCACACCACCGGGAGCTATAACGCGTACATAGACAAGGCCGTCGGAAGGATGACTTAG